TGCAGAAGGAATCAAAACAGATAACAAAGTTCTTGCAGAACTTATTATGAAATTCTTTCCAGATTTTCGAAGATGTCTAAATGAGATTCAAAGATATGGTGCAAGTGGTGTTATCGATAGTGGATTATTATCTACACTATCAGAAGAAAAACTAACACCATTGATAAATATGATTAGAGATAAAAAATGGTCAGATATGAGAAAGTGGGTCGGTGCAAATTCAGACAATGACTTCAATACTCTTTATAGAAAGGTATTCAATGCACTTGAATCTAAATTAGAACCATCTTCTATACCTGCTTGTGTTCTTATCATTGCAGACTATCAATACAAATCTGCATTCTCAATGGATAGTGAAATCAATTTCACAGCATGTTTAACTGAAATTATGTCGGAGTGTAAATTTAAAAATGGGTAAACTTAGAAAATGGTTTTTTAGTTGGTTTGATAAACAAGTCGAAAAGTCTTTTCAAAGACAAGCAGATAGATTGTTTATGAAACACAAAGTCAAAACTACAGACGGAGATAATACATGACACAATATGACGACAGAGTTCAATATCAAAGAGACTTACTTGCAGCTGAAGAGTGGGCAAAAACTGTTAAATCAGTTCATGCACATTCACTTAGTTCAATGTGGTATGATACAAGACCACAAGATACTGAAGACGGAAAGTCTGTAATGGATATACAATACTTCAGTGGACTTATTAAAAGAGAAACTCATGACGGACATACACTTTACTTTGGAGAAGAACTCAAAGGTGAAGAACTTGTTTACGAATATCGTAGAAATGTCTAAAAGAAATCCTTTTGATTTTGTAAAGTCGGTCTCTTACGACAAGAAAAACCTCATGGTTGATGAGGTTGAAGAGAAAGCATATCAACCATTCTTAATTAATAAAGCATTATCTTATCACCAAGATTCTGTTTTTCTTACTAACGAGATGAATATCAGACATGGTTCTGATAACCGTCTTCAATACCTCTTTTTCCTAAATACTCTTAGGAAAAGACAAAGGTTCTCTAAATGGAGTAAACCGTATGTTAGTAAAAAACTCGATACTATAAAAGAGTATTATCAGATATCAACGAGAGAGGCAAAAGAGTATGTCAACTTACTATCTGATAAACAATATCGTGAATTGAAAAACAGAATGAAAACTGGTGGTAGAGATAATGGATAACCAAGAAGATATAGTAAAAGACCTAGTAGAGGTCACATTCCCCGAAAAAGAAGATTTCTTAAAGATAAGAGAAACACTCTCACGTATTGGTGTAGCTTCTCGTAAAGATAAGGAATTATTCCAATCATGTCACATACTTCACAAACGTGGTAAGTATTACATAACACATTTTAAAGAACTATTTAAACTAGACGGTAAACCGTCCAACTTAGATGAGTCAGACATTGCAAGAAGGAACACTATAGTGTCACTTTTAGAACAATGGAAACTGGTCTCAGTAGTCAACTCAAATCAAGTTTCCGAACCAAAAGCACCATTGAGTCAGATAAAAATCATTCCATTTCGTGAAAAAAACGAGTGGAAATTGACAACAAAATACTCAATTGGGTCGTCAAATCCCTAAATAAAGGGATTATAAATATAACAGGAGGAACTATGTTCTCAGCTATCATAGACTTCATTATGGGGATTTGGAACTTACTAATGGTAATTCCAGTCGTAATATCTATTTGTAGTGTTATTGTCGCATTGACACCTACACCACATGACGATAAAATGTGGGCTAAAGTATACAAATACTTAGAAGTCCTTGCACTTGCAATTGGTAAAGCTAAAGATAAAAACCCATTGTTAGATAAGTAAATAAGAGGTAATAAATTATGGAAATTATAGGAATCATACTAGTCGTTTTAGTAATTGCTTACTTTGTCTCAAACAACAAAAAAGATAAAAAGGTTGAAGTATCTGTTAAACCAGTATCAAAACCTAAAAAACCAAGTGTTGCAGAGTTAAAGAAGTTAACTAAGAACCAACTGATTGAACTTGCAGAGAAGAAAAATCTGAAAGTCAAGAAAAGTGGTGCTAAAGCTGCAGTTATTTCAGAAATTCGTGACCAACTAAAATAGTTAGGAAACAATCTCAAAAAGGGAGCTCATGCTCCCTTTTTTATTATAAATAGAAGTATGGAAGCTATATTTGATTTGATAGGTGATGTGGGTGTCCCAATTGCAATGGCATTAGTCATGGGTGTATTCATCTTTTTAATAATTAGACAAATCATGGAAGGTATAGTTGACAGTATAAAAACACTAACAATGTTTTGCGAATCTTTAGAGAATCGTGCAAGAACAATGTCAAACGAAATGATTAAGATTGATATGTTAGTGTCAAGTGCATTAGAGTTAAGACCCGATATAGACAGAGTTGCAAGAGCAGAGAATTTTATAGAGGACGGAAAACTTGATGTAAGGAGGGATTGATGGAAACAGAAGTCCCTATGATTGTAGAATTGATTACCGATTACGGATTCCCCGTAGTCATGATGGTAGGACTTGGATATTTCGTTTATTTTGTATGGAACTTTATTAGTGAACATATAGACCCCGAAATAGAAAAAATGCATTTTGCATTGATACGAGTCATAGACCAAACAAGAATGCTTGACCAAGACTTAATTCGTTTAAAAGAAAAAGTTGACGTTGTTTTAGAATACCGAGAAAATGAAAAGAAAAGGAAGGAATCTAAAAATGACTAAAGTATTACCTATTACATATTTGTTGTGTTTACTATCATTTTCAATTCAAGCTGATATAGTTCACAAATTTAAAAATCCCTCATTCTCAGGCATAGGAACTGGTGCTCATTATCTTACGATTGAGAACCAAGAATCCAGCCGTAAGAAAGCAATAGAGGACGCATTAGCAAGTGCAGAAAAAGCTGCACAAAGAGAAGCAGAAAATACTACACTTGCAAAATTTATTAGAAACTTAGAAAGCAGAATTTATGCTCAGTTATCTAAACAATTAGTTGAATCAATGTTCAGTAATGACAATGCAACAAACTTTGGTTCCTTCGCACTTGAAGGAAGTATTATAACATGGGAAGTAGTGACAAATGCAGAAGGAACAGACGTTATCAAAATGACAATTGTTGATTCCAGTGGTTCTGAAACGGTTATTGAAATACCAATCGGAACTGGAAACTTCGGTCAAGACCCCGACATTGGAACGGGTGACGGTGGTGGATAATGCTGAGATATTTACTAGTAGCCCTTTTAGTTTCTAGTTGTGCAAGTGTCCCAAAATTCTCAGATACTCCACAAGATTGTAAGAACTGGGAAGACGGAGTAAGAAAGGACGCAATAACTGGGATACGTAAACCTATATCCCGAAACTACATATGTGTAGAAGCACCCGTTGTAGTTAAATTACCTTCTTTTGTTGAATTATTAAACTTACCACCTGCGGAAGAGAGACCCATAGTTGCAGTTTATAACTTTACAGACAAAACAGGTCAAAGAAAAAATAGAGAAGGTATTGCAGATTTCTCTACTGCAGTCACCCAAGGTGGTGTCGAAATGGTTATCGATGCACTTAAGACTGCTGGTGGTGGAACATGGTTTAGAGTTGTAGAACGAAATGGTATAGACGCATTAGTCAGAGAGAGACAAATCATACGTTCTGCAAGACAAGATTTTGCGAAAGCAACGGACACTGAAGCAAAAGGTGTCCAACCCCTATTATTTGCTGGAATTATAATTGAAGGTGGAATAATAGGATATGACACTAATGTCAGAACTGGGGGAACAGGCGCAAGAACCCTTGGCATAGGATACAGTCAACAATATCGTCAAGACATTGTGACAATATCAATGAGAGCTGTTTCAGTTCTAACTGGTGAAGTGTTATTGAATGTGCAAACTCGGAAATCTATATTATCAGTTGGAGGAAGTGGTGACATATTTAAATATGTTGAACAAGGAACTCAGTTGGTAGAGATTGAAGACGGAGTGGGAAATAATGAATCAGTGACTTATGCAGTGAGAACTGCAATAGAAGCTGCAGTGCTGGAATTAGTTTACCAAGGACACGATAGAGGTTTTTGGAAAATAACAGATGGACATCGTCACCCTCATCAAGCAGATGGGACTAACGAACTCCATGATTTAAATACAGAGGAAAACGAAAATGAATAAACTTATTAGTTTTTGCTTAATTGCAATAATGTCGACACCGATTCTTTTCGCACAATCCACTGATGATAACGAGATTAAGATTACCCAAACAGGTGATACTTTAGACTTGTATATAGACCAAATTGGATTTGGTAATAAGATAGGTTCTGATGCAACTGCTTCAGGTGCTATGACTATTACTGGTGCAACTTTGGACTTTGATTTGGATTTTTTAGGAAATTCAAATAAACTGTTCGGTTCTGTGACTGCAGACAGTTCAGTGTATAAACTAGACTTTACTGGTGATTCAAACAGTTTAGACTGGTTAATCGGAGATGTAGGTAGTGCAGACTCATCAGACATTAACTTTGATGTCACTGGAAGTAGTAATACTTTCGACCTTGACCAAGGTAGTGTGTATAGTGCAGAGAGACTTAATTCAGACTTAATACTAATCGGTAGTTCGAATATTTTTGATATTGATTGGGAAAGTGATGACTTAACTTGGGACTTTGAAGTCACGGGTTCAAGTAATAATATTAACACACTTCAGTCAGACGGGGAACAATCTTTGGTTGTTGACCTAGACGGAGATAGTGCAGATATAGATATTACACAAATTAGTGGAACATGTTCGCCGTCAAACGCTTCATGCACATCACCTAATGCACTAATTACACTGGATATTACAAGTGATAATGCAACAATCCAAATTACTCAAAAAGATTCATCTAGCGATAGTAATTAATCTCATGTTTATCAGTGGGGTCATACATAGTGACCCCATTGGTGATATTGTAGAATCTATCGGACTATCTAAACTCACAAGACAAAACCAAGATATAGAAAAACCAAACGTTGGTTTTGGTATTGAACTATATGACGTTGCAGAAACCGTAAATGGTAGAATGAAGATTGAGTTTTTAGACGAAGAAAAACTTGACCTAATCGAACATACAGTTGTATACATTGACGAAGTGTATTACGACCCCGACCCTTCTAAATCAAAAATGGCTATGAGAATGGTGCAAGGAACGGCACGATTTGCTTCGGGTAAGGGAAACAAAATAAAGAAAGCAAACATAGACATACAAACACCAACTGCTCAGATAGCAATTAACGGAACAGATTTCACAACAACTATTGATGAACTAGGAAGAACACTTGTTATACTTTTGCCAGACGAGGACGGAGTGACACCTTCGGGTGAAATCAGAGTGTATAACGAAGGTGGAGAAACAATTCTAAACCAAGCTTACCAAGCAACAATGGTATCAAGTTTAGACCAACCACCAACTCAATCAGTAGTAATAAACAATTTAACAGTTAGTCTCATTGACAATATGTTTATTGTTAATCCACCACAAGAAGTAAAAGAAGCAGTAGAAGAACAGGCTGCAGATGACCTTAATGAAGACCAAGGTATTCTTGATGTCGATTTTCTAGAATTTAATGAATTAGAAAAGGATATAGATGATTATACAGATGAGAATTATGATGCAAGAGGAAGTAGACTAGATATAGATTTTCTAGATGTAGACTTCCTTACAGATTTATTAGACATAGTAGAAGCATTAGAAAAGACAACTGCAAGTCTTGGTGACAGACAAAAAGGAAAAACAGGTGAGTATGACCTAAAGGGTGCAACACTAGGATTCAATAAAGACTCACAATTTAACATATTTGTAGAAGACGGAGACTTGTATTTGTATAGAAATGTGAATGGTGTTATTGAAATAACCGTTGCATCAGGTGGTTCGGGTTTCATAGACACTAGGGTAGAAGGTTGGGAAGGTATAATTGAGTTCGGAAATGGTGACCCCAGCATACGTATCTTTATCAATCAATCCAACTAAATACTATACAGGAGGCAACTTATGGATAATTTTTCTAAATTACTTAAGTGGCATGAGAGAAGAACCGAATGGTGGTTAAACGAATTCGGTCTGACTCAATATCAAGCTATGTGGTTTGCATGGTGTAAAGGTATATTAACAATATTAATATTACAATGGATTTTTTAAATAAAAAAACAAAAACAAAGGATAAACCACTCTTAATCATAGGGTGGTTAATCCTATTATCATATTGTTCAGTTGCATTCACAGACGATAATCATGTTCATGTAGAACAGGTCACTGGTGGTGACAATGCAGATTTAAATATAGACCAAATAGGTTATAACAACCTTGTAAATTTTTCTTTCGACCACCAAAACAATACAATAGACCTCATACAAAAAGGAAACAATTTGTATTTTGGTTATACTGATACATGGGGTTCGGGTAAATCATGGGGTGGTGACGTAGACGGATATAATAATGAAATAGAAGTTAGACAAAGATGTTCTGTCACAAGTTGTAATGATAATGATTTTGGATTTCATATATGGGGTAATTACAACCAAGTTGTTTTTGGTCAAGGATATGAAATCAACAACTCACTTACACCTACTTGGAGTTATGACGG